CAGCATGTGAAAATCCACATAGCATCACAACATTTGAATATTCTGGAGAAGTTTGGCCTCTACCTCAGACAGGTCAGATGTGGTTGGAGTATGAATTATTACAAAATCCTGAGTATCCTGGAGTATATTGTATTTCAACATCATACAGACAAGAAAAAACGCCAATACCTGGAAGACACGATTTAATTTTCCCTATGTTTGAAGTTGAAACTAAAGGTACAAAAGAAGATATGGTTAAACTTCAAGCTGAAATGTTGGAATATCTTGGTTTTGATACACCAAAAGTGTTTGATTATAACCAACTATGTGAGCATTACGGAACAGAAATCCTTGAAGCGGAACACGAAACAAAAATGTGGAATGAAATTGGTGATTCAATCTCTCTTCAAAACTTCCCATTAAGAACAAACCCATTCTGGAATATGCAAAAGGGTGAGGGTGATAAATTCCAAAAGGTTGACGTAATATTATTTGGTCAAGAAACAATTGGTTCTGCTGAAAGAAGCTGTGATAAAGAAAGTATGAAAGAAATGTTTTACACAATTGAAGGCGGAAACTACGCTGGAAAACTTTTTGAATTATTTGGTAAGGAAAGAGTAGAAAAAGATTTGGAAGATTTCTTATCTTTGGACTTCTTCCCAAGATTTGGTTGGGGTTGTGGCATGACCAGATTGGCAAGAGCGTATGAACTTAATCTTCAAAAAAAACTTAGTGCTGAAATCGCTTAATTATGGCAAAAAAACAAAATCCTGAACCCATTAATACTGGAACTACTAAATATGAGGTTGTTGTTGATGGGGATGATATTATTCAAATATGGAAATACGACAAAAGAATTAGTAAAACACCATATGAAATAGAAAATATCTATAAAGGAGAACCAAAATTTAGTAAATTAAAAAAGGGGTCGAAATAGACCCCTTTTTTTATTCTTTATCACCTTCTTTATATTTTTCGTCATTAAATTCTTTTAAATTATTTTTTATACTCTTTCCAAAATTAACTAAATCTAAAACGTGACGTATAAGTCCTTTCCCAAACATTACTTTCCAATTCTCATCAATTGATTTCATTTCAGCATAAATTAAACCCAAACTAATTATCTTGGTTGATAGATGTTGTATGGGTATTAAATATTTAACAAATTCATTTAGTAAAAAAACATCCAACATAAAAAACAACAATATCAGTGAGGTATACCCAATTAATTTTGGAACAAACCCTCGTACAAAAGCTCTTGAAGTCCATCTAATTTTAGCCCCCTCTCTACGTTGTTTAATTATCCTACAATAAGCTGTAATGATATCAAGTAATACAAATCCTAGGACAACCAATAATATTCCAGCAGAAGGGGCAAAAAACGTCAAAATCGATAACCAAAATCCAAATAACCCCTCTTTGACAGTTTCAAATAAATGCTTCATATATATTTTTTCTTTTAAAAGTAAATAGTTTTTATTAAATTTAACAATTATAAATATCTAAATTCGAATAAAAGTTGGTATTTATCCCTCTTTGTCTTTACCAGAATACTTAACCCCCATTATTGTACCTATAATACTAAATGCGTTGGTTAAAAGAATACCTAACATATTTGACCAAGTAGACCCAATCATTTGAGTATCTTTATTTATTACTAATGCTAAAATATACATAAAAGTGGTTATAACCCCAATCGAAATAATGACACCTAAAGCTATCTTTACAATATTACCAATTAGCTCTGTTTGTGTTTTCTTTTGTAATACATCTAAATCATTAATTGCCATTGTTTTAGCTTCCTCAGCCCCAATTCTAGCCAATTCTGACTTAGCCATCTCTTGTTGGAGTTCCAAACTTATTCTTTCATTATCTTGTTTCCATGCAATTAGTTCTCTATTCTGAACTTCAAAGGTAATTTTAGCATCTTCAACCTCTTTTAAGGTAGCTTGAAGCTCAGTCATTATCCTTTCATTCTCATCATTAACTTCAAGTAATTCTTTATTCTTTTCTTGAACTTGTTTTGTTATTTCTAACCTCTTTTTTCTTGTCTCTTTGTCTTTTTCTTTACAATTCTCAACATATTTGGCAAAATCAGAATCATCTGAAGTGTCAATAATCTTCAAAATATTTCCCTCTAATCCAATATTTTTCTTTTCGAGTAAGTTTATTAACTCTTCCTTAGTTTCTTTATTTAATTTCATTATCTATATACCTTGAATGGAGCAGTTCTCGTTTTATATCCTTCATAATCTTTTTTAAATTCTTCTAACCTAGGTTCAATGTCATCAGATTTTATAATCCAAAATTGAGCTCCAGCTTGAACAGCTTTCGCTTGTTCTTCAGGTTCATTAGAAGAAGATATAATCCCTATAACCACATTATTTCCATACTCAAAGTTAATTTTTCTAATCAATTCTATACCATCAAAGGAAGAACCAATTATATTTAAATCAACGAATACACACTCAGGTCTATCTGAAAAATCACCTTGTAACCATTTTTGAAATAGTTTTGCTGCTTCATCAGAACTATTTAACGATTTAAGTGAAAGACTAATATCCAATAAAGAACATGCGTCTTCAAATACTAAATGGAACAAGTCCTCATCATCTACCAACATTAACGTATCAATCATTTTAATTTTTTTTTATTTTAAGTTTATTTTCATTTTAGTACCAATTTCATTTTTTTCACAAGTAATTTCAAATCCGTGTTCTTCTAAAATTGCAACACAAATATTTAAACCTAACCCTGTACCACTCTCTTTTTGCCCTTCTTTTCTAGTGTAAGGTTTTGATAAATGTTCAAAGTCTTGTTGAGTAATACCTCTACCATTATCTTGTATTATTAAAATATCACCATCCATAAAAATCTTAACAAATTTTGTGTCAGAGTCGTTATATTTCAAACCATTTCGTATAAGATTATCAATAGATGTACAAAACAATGACTCGTTCACATCTTTAGTTATTAGTTCATCGATATGAACCTGACTTTTGTATGAAGTTGTTGATAAGTAACTATCTAAAATACTTTTTAAATTACATTCTGTTTTATTTAATACAACATCTTTTTTAACTAAGTTTGTGAATTCATAAACACCTCTATAAACTTTTTGTGCGTGAGCCAATCCATCTTTAATCATTTTAAATGGTGCGGATATTTTTAAATCCTCTATTTGTTCAAGTGTTAATCTTCGTTCTAAAGAACTAACACCTCTAGGTATGTATGTATTAATACCTGAGTGCATATCGTGTCTGAGAATCTTAGCTGCGTGTTCTAAATAGGTGTTCTTTTTCTCAATCTCAATAGATTGTGTGATTCTATCAGTTATATCTGTTGCAATTTTCATTACTCTTTGTACTTTACCATCAACCCCAAATACTGGATTATATGACGCTTGAATCCAAACTTGTTTTTTATCTTTAGTAAACCTTAAAAACTCATCAGTAACATAAACACCACTTCTCAACAATTTCCAAAATTCTTTATATTCGGGAGATTTTGAATATTCCTTTGAAACAAAAATTTTATGATGTTTACCTTTTAATTCTTTTTCAGAATATCCCATTTTTTCACAAAATAAATTATTGGCAAACATAATTTTACCATCCAAATCGAATTCAATAACCATATTGGATGTATTAATTGCAGTCATTCTATTTCTAATCTCAATTTCTTTTTGCTTAACCTCCGTTACATCATATCTGATTGACATATAACCTAAAAATTTACCATTTTCATCAAAATCCCCCTTTATGTAAGAATCAACCCAATATAATTCACCATTTTTTGTTTTATTCGTAACAACTTCATTCCAAATTTTCTTCTCATTAACAACTTCTCTGTACATATTAGTCCAAAAATCCTTTGGGTGTCTTCCAGAATTCACTATACTATGGTCTTTACCTTTTACCTCATCTAAACTCCATCCTGACACTTCCTGAAACTTTTTATTTACATAAGTTATTCTACCTTTGTTATCTGCTTTAGATACTAAAACCGAGGTATCAACAAACTTCTCAAATTCTTGTAAGTTATCTTTTAGGATATTACTTTCCTTAACTGAATATGCGAATGAATAAAGTGAAGATAACATTTGTGCAAAATTAACTTCCAAATCAATCCAATTCCTTAAGGTTTCACTCTCAATACACACAACACCAATAACATCCCCTTTATACATAATTGGGACATCTAACATAGATTTAATACCAAGTGGTTTTAAGTAACCTTCAGTGAAACATGAGGTTGCAATATGGGTTTCCGCGTCATTAGCAATTATTATTGGTTCAATTTCCAATTGTTCAAAATAGAGGTTAAAATCCTTTTTGAACATTTCAGACCCACCATACCATTCGTTCTCCTTTTGTATATATAATTGTTGACAGATAATTGAAGTTTTATCAGAATTATACAACCAAATAGAACATCTATCAGCATTAATTGATTCTGTCACTTCTTTTGTTAATGTTTTTGCCCCTTCTTTAATATTACCTTGGTAAAATAATGGATTATGCGATTGTGAAATGAGAACTTTATTAAGATTCTTTGAATATTTTGTTAAAAAAATATTATGTTTTAGTTTTTTGGTATATTCCTTAACCAAAATTAAAAAGAATGGTAAAAAAGTAATAAAACAAGAAAATTCAAATATGTTTATCAGTTGACTATTTCTTATCAAGAAAAATGTTGAGATTGTCTTCAAAAGAAGAAAGGTAGTCATTATTAAAACTGAAAAGTAAAGTGTAAATCTGAATTTCTGTGTCATTTTTTAAAATTTTTTCATTAATAAATATAGAACATAACACATTATATAATATTTATAAAAAAAAACTATAAAACTATGTTAAAAATTGGATCACAAGGAGCTTTAGTAAAACTCCTACAAGAAAAATTAGGTGTTACTGCAGATGGGGCTTTCGGACCTGGTACTGAAAAAGCACTCAAAGAATGGCAAACTAAAAATGGTTTAGTTGCTGATGGCGTTGCAGGTCAAATAACTTTGGGTAAAATGGGAGTATCTCTTCCAAAAGTCGAAAAAGAGACATTAAAATTAGAAAAACTAAAAGGTCAAATACCTGATGCTGTAATTTCTGAAATCGCAATGATTGCTGATAAGTTTGGAATCATCACTAATTTGAGATTATGTCACTTTTTGGCACAATGTTCAACAGAATCAGGTAATTTCAAAGCTGTTTCTGAAAATCTTAATTATTCTAAAGATGGATTGTTAAAAATATTTCCAAAATATTTTCCAGGTGTACTAGCTGAGTCATATGCCCACCAACCTGAGAAAATCGCTTCTCGTGTTTATGGTAGTAGATTAGGAAATGGTGATGAAACAACTAAAGAAGGATGGAAATTCCGTGGTCGTGGTTATATCCAATTAACTGGAAAACAAAACTATCAAGTTTTCTCTGGTTTTATTGGTGAAGATTGTGTTACTAACCCTGATTTGGTTGCTACAAAATATCCTCTAGGTTCTGCCGCGTTCTTCTTTAATAACACAAGCCTTTGGAATGTATGTGATGAAGGTGCGTCTGAAGAAGTTGTAACAAAAGTAAGTAAAAGAGTGAATGGTGGTTATAATGGTTTAGACCACAGAAAACACGAATTTAAAAGATTTGAAAAACTATTGTTAGTTTAAAAATAAAACCCCACCTTTTTAGTTGGGGTTTTTTTTATTATAAGAATACAAGTTCATTGGTTTCTTGATTCCAATCCACAATTAATGGTTTATTACTATAAGCGTATTGTTCATTAAGAACTGATGCGTTTATATAATGAGTATCACCATCAAATACGTAGCCATATCCTGAGTGAATGTGACCACAAACGTGAATCTTTGGTTTAATTTCTTTGATTCTATCAACCAATAATTCACAACCTAGATGTTCAGTTCTACCAATAACTTGGTCAACATAACCATAAGCAGGTCCGTGAGTAATCAATATGTCAGTATCAGTTGGAATATTATTCCATCTACGTTTCAGTTCCTCACCTTTTCTTGGTAGATTAAATGCCCAATCAAAGAATTCTGGTTGCCAAGGACTACCATATATCTTCACAGGTTTTTCATCCCCAATTTGGACTTCTACTGAACTATCTCTTAGGTATTCAAAGTTCTTATAGGTATTTAATATTTCTTCGGTACGTCTAGGTATTAGAACACTCCCATAAACAAAGAATGGTTCTCTATCTATGAAACCCCAATCGTGATTACCAGCAATGAATACTTTGAAATCGTAATCCAATCCATCAAACCATTGACAGAAATCTTGTATCTCGTGATTATAACCCATTGAAGACATATCCCCAGCATGAATTAAAAGATTACCCCCAGGTAAATCCTTCTCAATTAATT